AAAGCTTACGCGCTTCTATATTCTGCGCTTCGTCAGGGCTTAACGCTATACGTTCGTACTTAAAGCCTGCAGGCAGTACGCGCGTAAGGTTACCCGCGCTGCTAGCGTTCCAGCTGTCGCGTACTATATCTAGCTGTTCCTTCTTAAGCGGCTGGTCGCTAGATAGTACGCCTGTCATAATAGAACCGTTTTTAAAGTATTCGCTAGCGTAGCTTTCTGCTGCCGCTGCCAGCCCTATAGCTTCTGCGTGCAGTTCGATAGGCGAAGCGCCCAGCAGGTAGGGTACGCAAAGTATATCGTCGCTGAATACTACGCCTTCTATTCCGTCTACTTCGTAGACTGGTGCGCCGTTATATTCTAGCTGCTTTACGTGTTTCGTCGGAATGAATTCCAGCCGCATAGGTTCGCCCGTGTCTTCGTTACGAACTATAAGCGCGTAGCCTTTGCCGTGCAGTAGCATATTCGCTACTAGCTGTTCCCAGAAGTACGAAGCCGTTATACCTTCGTCGGGCTGCTGCGCTAGCATATCGTATAAAGCTAGTTCTAGCGCTGGCGCGCTTCCCGTACCTTCGCGGCGCAGCGTGGTAAGCTGCAGCGTTCCCAGGGTGCTGGCTATTTTGTATACGCACGCGTAAACCGTGCTAACACTTAAGGCGCGCGTAGCGTCTATATATTCGCCGCTTCTAGTAGCGGCGGCGCGTAGGCTTACCCAGTTGCCCCCTGTGTAGGCTATCTGCGCGCCCCTTGTGAATAGTTGCCGTAGTCTTTCAAGCATTACCTACAAATATAAAAAAGCTACGGTACTAGTAACGCTGCTAAAAGGCGTAGTTCTGCGCTATTCTGTCTACTTCTAAAGCGCTAAAGGTTATAGAAAGTTCTACGTCGTTAAGGGTATACGTTACGTGCAGTTCGTCGCCGTCCCTGGTAACGCTGTTCGTTTGTATTTCCGTAGACGCGAAAAGCATCTGTTCGACCTTTTGGTAATTGTCTAGGGGCATAAGCCAAAGATAAAAAAAGCGCCCGTAGGCGCTTCTTCGTTTACTTGTTTTATAGGACTACTTAAGGTACTGTTCTGTAAGTGTCCACATATCGCGCGAACCGTAAGGGCAGTAGCCAGTACCTAGCGTAAGGTCGTAGGCTTTAGCAGCTAGCGTTACTTCTTTCCTAGAAAAAGTAATTTCTACTTCTTCTTTCCGTGTGTCGTCTAGCACTATACCTACCAACGTACCGCCCCGCTGCATAAAGCAGAAGAAGCGCCCAGGGCACTGGTTCGTAATAGCTGCTACTGCCTTTTCGTATTTCGTAAGTGTCTGCATAGTGTAAGCTTTAAGGGGCGACGGCTAGCGCCGCCCCGTTCTGTTTTAGTCGCACTTAAATACTTCGCGTAAGCTTGCGTTCGCGTGCCGTAGTATTAGGTCTGTCTTTGCGTCGCCGCTGTAAAGGTTAGCGCCGCCGCTGCATTCTACGAAGGCTTCGTACTTATTTACCCAGCGCCCGCGACTAGTGCGTACGGTGTCGTTACGGGGAATAATAACGTTAAGCCCGCAGTCGTTCAGTTCGTCGATAGTGTAGCGCTTGCCCAGTTCGAAAGCTTCTTCTACCAGGTCTGTAAGCTGCGCGGGGGTTAGTGTAATAGTCTGCATAGTGTAGGGGGTTTGTTTCGTTCTAGTGTAAAGGGGCGGCGGCTGCCGCCCCGTATTGTTTTTACGACTTCGCGTAAATAGCGTTTTCTACTGCTTTCATTTTTGCGTTAAAGCTGTCTACTTCTGCCTGCAGCTTTTCAGCCTGGCGAACGAGGCGGGTCAAGTCTTTGTGCATTTTCATTTCTTGCAGTTGTGTAGCGTTGCCGTGAATCGCTACAGAACGCAGACGGTGCAAAGTGTCGCCAATTTCGTACGCGTCGAACGTCGTGCTGCTTTCGGTACGTCCGAAGTTTTCTACTGCGTCGCGCGTGCCTTCAATTTGTGCCAGGTAAGCGTCTTCGCGGGCGGGGGTTGTGTTGGTAGTAGTCATAGCGTTATTGTTTTTTGTTTCGTTCTACGCTGTAAAGGTAGGGTAAAGTGTGGAAAGAATTACACAATACCAGAAAAAAAAGTATAGGTAAGCACGAAAGCCCGCGCCGTTATTGGGCTGCAGGCTTAAATTTTTTTTTCGTGGTAGGGGCGGCGGGGCTTGAACCCGCGACCTTCTGCGTATAAGGCAGCTGCGCTAACCGACTGCGCTACGCCCCTATATAGTCCATACTGTAAGCTGGTCGTCTGTCGTTTCTGGTTCTTGTTTCATACTTTCCCCTAGTGCCATAACTAGCGCTACTATAGGGTCTATTTTACTTTGCCTTGTTCCTTTGTCGCTTTTGCCTTTGTCTGGCTTTACGTTGCCCGCAGGGTCGGTACGTAGTTCTACGTTCTGCAGCGACCAGCCTAGCACTTCGTCGCCGTCGTGCTTTAGCTTACCGCTGCGTACTAATACTTCTAGCTGCTTTGTCGGCGCAGACATTGAAACGAACCCCTGCCCGTAAGGTACTAGGGGCGCGCCGTCGTTTGTAAGGTCTATAGCTATCTGCGTACTGTTATATCTGTCGTAGGCTATTTTCTTTACGTCGTGCTGCGCTATAATATTCTGCGCGTCGTACTGTTCGCCTGTAGGCGTATACGTTACGCCAGTAAGCAGGCGGCGTATACTACTGTAGTCTGTTACGTTTCCTTCCGTTAGTATAAAGTTTTCCTGCTGCGCGAAACGCCCGTAAGGGTGCGAAGGGTCGGAAAGTAGTACAGCGTCGTACGTGTCTTTAGGAAGCCAGTAGTACCCGCGCGCGTGGTATACGTCGCCGTCCTGGTATACTAGTACCAGCGCTGTAAGGTCGCTAACGCTTGCCAGGTCTAGCCCGCCAAAACAAGGCAGCCCCGTAAGGTCGGATTCTTCCTTATTTGCTGCCCAGACTTCGGCGGGTATCCAAGTTTTAGAAGCGCTTACCCACGTGTTAAGGTGCTTAATTTTGAATTCTGTTTGATAGCTGCCGCCTATATTCTTTGCCTGTACGTACTGCTTCTTTAGTCCGTCCAGCGTTACCGTAGCGCCCAGCGAAGGGTTCGCCTTCTTCCAGTTTCGCTGCGTCTTCCAGTCGTCGCCTTCGTCTAGTTCGTAAATAATACCAAACTGCGCAGGGTCTTTCTTTACGCCGTCTAGTATCTGCTTTACCGTCTTCTGCAGCTGGTAGCACGCGCCCTGGAACGTGCCAGCCGTAGTTATAGTTAAGTGTAGCGGGTTCTGCCGTGCCTGCATACTAGACCGAAGTACGTTGCTTACGCTGTCGTCCCTGTGAAAAGCGTATTCGTCTATAGCGCAGAAGCTAGCGTTAAGACCGTCTAGGCTACGGCTGTCGCTGCTTAAGTAGGTTATACGCGCGTCGTAACGTGGTACGTATACTTCGTGCTTACCTATTTCGCAGACCCCGCGCAGGGCGCGGCTTTTAGTTGCCATACGTGCGGCTTCTTCGAACCCTATACGCGCCTGGTCGCGTTTGGTCGCGGCGAAGTAAATCTGCCCCGCCTGTTCTTCGTCAAATACTGCAGCCGCTAGCGCGCAGCCAGCTATTAACGTAGTCTTCCCGTTCTTCCGCGCTACGCTTACGTAGCCGTACCTAAAGCGGCGGCTGCCGTCTTTGTTGTACCAGCCGTACAAGTTCCACAGTATAAACTGCTGCCAGGGCAAAGGTTCGAACGGCTGCCCGTCGTACTGTCCTACTGTATGCACTAGCCCGCGCTTAAAGAATTCTATATAGGCGCGCGCTGTAGCTTCCCGAAATTCCCAGCCGTTTTTCTTCGCTGTTTTCAGGTCGTCCAGATAACGCACACAGGCTAGACGGGCGTACTTGCCCGTAACTATTTTACCTGCTGCTACCTTTTCCGCGTACTTGTGCGCGGGGTGCTTCATTTGCTAGAAAGCAGGTTATCTAGTAGGCTTTCTTCGCTTTCTACCTGCGTTACTTTATTACGTGCCGCAGGGGTAAGCCCCAGGTCGCGCAGTATCGTAAGGTAGCGCGTTCGCGCGTCTACTAGTTGCTGGTGCTGTGGGCGGTGCTTGTGCATTACTTCGCCCGTCCTGCTTACGGCTTCGTACGTCGTGCCGTGCTTGTCTATATAGGTCTGCAGGGTATCTATTTCGGCGCGCACGTTTGCCGCTAGTTCTAGCAGTTCCGTATCTGGTTCGCTGTGCTTGTTTGCTTCCCGTAGGTAAGTCGTAAGACGGTCGTAGACTTTTTGTGCTGCTTTATTCATTCGCTAAAGGTACAGAAAAGTACACAGCCAAAAAAAGCTAGAAAGCAGTCATACGCAGTCACAGT